CTTTTGGATCAACGGCTTTTCTTCTCCGTGGACACCATGGGCTGATATCATAACAGAGTTTTTGGATGCAAAGAACGATCCTGAGAAGCTTCAAACGGTATTCAATACCAAATTCGGACAGCTCTGGGACATGAGAGGCGAGATCGAGAGCGAGGAAGAACTTGCAGACCGCGCTGAAAATTATGACGCAGAACTTCCAAACGGCGTCCTGTGCCTCACAATGGGAGTTGATACACAGGATAACCGCCTGGAATATGAAGTAGTCGGATATGGATTCTTTGAAGAGAACTGGGGAATTGAGAAGGGTATCATAATGGGTAGTCCTTCGGATCCGGAGACCTGGGAAAAATTAGACGCTGTAATAGACCGGACATGGCACTATGCAGACGGTCAGACACTTAAGATATCGCTTACTTTTATCGATTCGGGCGGACATTTTACACAGGATGTGTATAAAAACTGTTCAGAACGTAAAAATAAGCGCGTTTTTGCCATAAAGGGAGCCAATCAAGCCGATACGCCATATGTTTCGCCTCCGAAGCAGGTTAAATATGACACCGGACGGGGTGAGACAGGAAGCGCATGGTTATATATGATAGGCGTTGACTCCGGCAAAGAGCATATTATGAGCGGTCTTAAGGTCAAAGAACCGGGCGCAAGAATGTCACATTTTCCAAAAGACCAAAGCAGAGGTTATGACATCCTGTTTTACTCAGGCCTTTTGTCTGAAGCACTGATACTTAATCCTAAAACAGGTAAGTGGAAGTGGGAGAAGCTTCCGGGACATGAACGAAACGAGGCTCTTGACTGCAGGAACTACGCAAACGCGGCCTTTAAGATCCTCTCTCCGAACATGGACACCCTGCAATATAGACGGCTTCACCCTATGGAGAGCGCTCCAAAGCCTCAGAATCAGAGAAAAAGGATAAGAAAAAGCACTTACGAAGATTAGAGCCATAAAAGGCTCTTTTTTAATGGTGAGAATATGTACGACGCAAAAACCGAGAACGGCATACCTTATATTTCGACGCTTTACGCATCAAATTATCGATATGAGACCGTAGTAAACGACCTTGACGCCCTATATCCTACCAAACAGGCAGCTTTGGGAGCCGGAAATGTCACGGAGTACTCCATAGGCGACAGATCTTTAAAGAGAAACGGGTTATCCGCGTCAGAGATCCTTAAGCAATGGGATAAACTCATGGCACTTAAGGCAAGATTAGAACGTGGAGATGCACCCCGCAAGGCAGTAGGTATAGTGCATCGCGACTGGTGATATCACCCGGCAACGGTTGATATATCATCGGCGTGGGAGACTTTCGAGCGGCCCCGGTTGCGCCGCAGCCTTTCGCTTCCACGCCGAAGAAGGAGAATTACATGATCAGTTATGGATATAAGGGATACGGATCCGCAGGGGCTTCAAAGACAAAAAGAGCCACCAAAGGTTATACGGCCATCTCCGGAAGCCCGAAGGAAGACATAGACAATAATAATTATACACTAAGACAGCGCGGCAGGCTCATGTATATGGGTACTCCCGTCGCTACAAGCGCCGTGAAGACCCATAGAACCAATACAATAGGCTTAGGTCTTAAACCGAATCCCCGCCCAGATCTTGATTATCTGGGGATCACACAGGAAGAGGCACAGGACTGGGCGAGACAGGTCAAAAGAGAGTTCGGTATGTGGGCCTCTCATAAAGAAGGATGCGACGCTATAGGCATTAATGACTTCTATGAGTTCCAACAGCTCATATTAACATCCTGGTTGACCTCCGGAGATGTGTTTGTGCTTATAGGACAGGGCAAACCTACTCCTTTTAGACCCTATACCTTAAGAATCAGGGCAATAGAAGCTGACCTTGTAGCCTGTCCCGGACAGAACAACTACGTCAATACGGAGTGCAAAGATCCTCAAACCGGTAACACTATCTATGACGGCATAGAAGTAGACGATAACGGATCTGTAGTCGCATACCACATATGCAACCAGTATCCGTATGAATATACTACAAAAGCATATAAGACAAAGCGCGTACCTGCTTTCGGAGACAAGACAGGGCTTCCTAATGTCCTTCACCTGATGAATTCAGAGCGTCCCGGGCAGTACAGAGGAGTATCTTTCCTTGCGCCGGTCATAATATCACTCCTTCAACTTAACCGCTATACAGAGTCAGAACTGACCGCCGCGCTTGTCGATTCATACTTTACGGCATACATATCGACCTCTGCAGATACTGAGGCTAATCCCTTAAATGAGACTACTCCACAGTATGAAGAGAACTACAATCAGGATCCTAATGAGTATGAGATGGGCCCCGGACAGGTAAACTTCCTACAACCCGGTGAGAACGTCATACTTGCAGATCCTAAACGTCCCGCGTCAGGATTCGGCGCTTTTGTTGAAGCTATATGCACTCAGATAGGCGCCGCACTTGAAATTCCGCGCGAAATACTCCTAAAGCAATTCAATGCTTCGTATTCAGCCTCACGAGGAGCACTCCTTGAAGCATGGAAG